GTTGGTGCTGGATTTCGATACCACCGTCAATTCCTCACCCACAGATATCTCGGGGCAGGGGAATCATGGGGCGTTCGTGAACGGTGCCTCCTACTCCGCAGTGGATAAGGCGTTTGATTTTAGTGCGACGAATAATGTTATATACGCTCCCTCTTTGAGGCCTGCGATGACCGGTGATGTAATCTGTTCCATGTCATGCTGGTTTAAATTAGATAATTCGGCTACAAGACAAACAATCATGTGGATTGGTAGTGATGCGTCCAATGCATATTTCATAGATATTAGGATAAGAGATGGACATATAGGACTTAGTATGGCTGATGACCCTGACAGAACCATGTTAGGTATTAAAACTGGGTCAATATTAGAATCTAATAGATGGTATCATGTCGTCGGTGTAAAATCGGGAACGGGTGCAATTAATTCAACTACTACGAATACTATGCTCCAACTGTATTTAGATGGTGTAAGATTGAACACTGTAGACGGTGGACTGACTGAAGCCGCTGGTTTAAACATACCCATCAATCATAACTTTCTTGTCGTCGGGGCAGGTAATGAAACTGGAAGTTCTCTTCCAATGGCGGGTCAAGTTTCAAACCCCAAACTCTACAACGTCGCCCTCGAACCCTCGGAGGTCCAAAAGTTGTACCGTCTCGGCCGAACCGGGCGGTCCATGGTCATCAGCGACACGGCCGTCGGCATCGGGAAAGTCCCTGGAGCTCAGTTGGATGTGAGGGGGATAGTTGGAGCTACGACTTTTAAAATGAATACACCGATCGCTTTTTTTGCATATTCTAAAACCAACGCAGCAGGTACCGCTGGTACCGTTTTCACTGGGTTTAATGCCACACAGTTTAATTATGGTGGTCATTATAACCCTAGTACAGGAATTTTTACAGTTCCTGTATCGGGTGTGTATACTCTATCAGCTACAATGCGTGTCTATGCAATAAACCAAAGTGTTTCATATTATGATCTTGAGCATGTCAATTCGGCGGGTACGAGTTACGCGATTGCAAGAGCTGAAACCAGGTCTGGTGCTGCTACTGATCACATGAATGTCACGGCTATTTACTATGCTAACTCAGGTGACAAATTCCGTTTAAAGATCTATGCTAATATGCAAGCCGACGCTGCCGGGTACAATAACTTTTGTGGTGCTTTATTATGGGCGGTGTAAATACCCTTGAAGCCCAATTTTTCCTCCAAAGTGAAACGATAGGACTTTTTACAGCTCCTCTAAGTTCGGGTATACGGTGAGAACGCGTGGTACCGGTTGGTGTACATGACATTACGCTCCATATTAAAAATATAAAGTAACAATAGATGCATATAGAAACGTTATCCGATTTTGTTTACCAAACGATAAAAACTTTGAGCCCCGAAGTGATCGGTTGTATACATTGGCTCGATACGTACGAATCTATAACATATCCCGAGGGTCATACAAAACCTTCAAAAGAAGTCTTTGATGCCAAGTTGCAGGAACTCATCGATGCTCAACCCCTCAAGGAACTTCGCACCGAGCGGAACAAACTACTCACAGAATGTGATTGGGTCGTCATTCGGGCGACATCTACAGACACACCCATTCCCGAAGAGTGGAAGGTGTACATGCAAGCCCTCCGTGACCTCCCCTCCACAACCGAAGACCCCGCGAACCCCGTTTGGCCCCCCGTCCCAAGTCCGTAGGACTTGTACTTCACTCGTTCCAATCGACGTAGTCGATTGTTCCCTTTCCTTACAAACCCATACCAAAGGTTTCTAAGGTCTGCCGTCCCAGTCGCTTCGCGACCTGTATCAAAGTGAAACCCAATGGGTTTCCCCCCCTTTAAAAAAACCTCCCTAAATAGTAGATATGTCGTATTACGTCACGAATGAGAACTCATTCTTAGACATTAAGAACGCACATCTTCGTGTCACAGGAAACGTGCACACAGATGTTCTCAAAGTGGGTTCCATTGGATTTCAACCAGCTGGTTCGAATATCCCAGGCACCGTCAACTTTACGAACGTCATTACAGGTGTCACTACATCATCCAACCTCGATGTTGGTGGGACGCTTAATCTTGGAACTATCGAGTTATCCGCATCAACACATACACTAGATCATATAACAGCTCGTGGAAATGTAACATCTACCACCGTCCAATTCGATAATGCGACGACGGGATTAGTGACGACTGCGAATGTGGAAGTGGGTGGTGAGTTGACGGTGACTGGGAACGTTTCAGACCTGAACGTGGTCTCAAACGTGAACATGCTCCACACCTCAAACACAGCCTCAATCAAACTCAATTCTAACGTCGTTGCAGAGTTTCCCAGGTCTAAAAAGCTTATTAAGTATCCGAGAATTATTTTACCTCGCAGTGCAGTTGGATCAACTTACAATGATTATAGAATTGACAGAAGTTCTGAACACGTAATCGATTCTTATCTCGGTGTACAGGATTTATTTAATAATACAGCGACGGATGGCAATGATACTTGGGGTGCTGGCTGGCAGGGTTCCTCTGGATCATATAGTACAAGCACGGGAGAACATAGTACGTACGTATCAGGTGGGACGACACAGGGAACTGCAGCTCGTCTTGCTTCAAACGTTCCCGATGGTGAATGGGTATCTTTACAATTACCAAACGCGATACAATTAAATCATGTGAAAATAAGATCAAGAAATAGCGGTAATTGGTATTCTCAATATCCCACCGATTTTGAATTTTGGGGATCTAACAATAACGGAACTACATGGTCTCATATAAAATCATTTTCAAATAAGGCCGCCGCGGCTCTGGCAACATTTAGCACATTTCAGGTAGATTCAACTAAGGTATATAGTAGAATTGCATTAGTTGTGACTAAAATACCCGGCACCGCCTCTACTGTTGTCGTTTCTACGGGGCAAGCACATTTTTCTATATCAGAATTACATTTATACGGCACCCCCGAATATGACCCCGAGGCTCACGGAACTGATGTGGTGGTCAAGTCTGTCCCCAACGTTCCCAACACGGATTGGTTGGAGGTCTACTATGATGCGAAGGATTTGGCGGATGGGGCTGTGACTTCTGCGACGGATCTTTCCCCTAATTCCAATGATGGGTCACCAACCGATGTCAACGTTTCCGATGGAGCTTTTGTGTTTAATGGAACATCTTCACTCGTGGAAAAGACAAGTCTGTCTATTCCTGGTGGGGATAACCCGTTAACTTTTAGTTTTTGGGTAAAAAATGATGATTTTGATAATAACCAATATATATTTAGACTTGGAGACAATACAACCCCCTACCAAACTATCGCTTTATACAAGAATTCTTCTAATCAAATTATTTTTGCATCGTATACTTTAGATTTTCCTATCGACTATACTTTCACAAGTGGTCAATGGAATCACATATCTCTCGTGTACCCCGGTGGTGGGTGGAAACAATCAAATCTGATTGCGTATATTGACGGAAGACCATATACTTTCGGTGGTAATGTATCTATTGGTGGAGTGGGTGGAACTGCCCTATCAATGGCAACTTCTTTAACACTTCGTTTGGGTGGATATTCAGCTGGGAATACACATTTTGACGGCTCCATCGCAAACTTCCGCCTCTTCAACCGGGCCCTGACCTCCGACGAGATCTACCAACTCTATGCCTACCAGAAGGAATATTTCGGGCACGGGGTGTTGGACATGACCCTCAAGGCGGGGCGTTTGGGGATTGGGACCTCGGAGCCGAGGGCGACTTTGGATGTGCGAGGTGATATACATGGTGGGTGCCCAGTGTTTTTTAGTTGCACAGCTGGCTCCGCCACTGGGGTAGGTGCATCGATGAACTGGAATAGGGTTCATATTAACAAGGGTAGTGGAATAGCGGGTACGACATTTACAGCCCCATTAGAAGGGTATTATAATATGAATGTCCAAGCTTATAACACAACCGGTGGGTACAATACTGCAGCGTTAAGATGGATGCTCAATGGGGTGGACGATGGTGTGAGTGAGTTCAATCAATCCGATGGTAACATATATGCTCGAAGTGAGGGTCTAAAACATCTTTCTGGTGGTCTGATCGTATATATGAGACGCGGTGATTATATTCAAGTAAAGAATACTTCCCAGGGAGGTGTGAGCATAGCAGGCAGTCACAATAGATTTAATGGATTTTATTTATCCAGCTAATATAAGTATGGATCAAGATATGCTACATACCAGTTTCGTTTCTGAAATTATACTTTCGTGGAACCCACAGCCAGAATGGTATAGATACAACACTTCATGGGAATCCATTGAAGTTCCGGAAGGCTATGATAAACCCTCAAAGGAAGAGTTTGAGGCCAAGTTACAAGAACTCATCGATGCCCAACCCCTCAAGGAACTTCGCACCGAGCGGAACAAACGTCTCACCGAATGTGATTGGGTCGTCATTCGGGCGACGTCAACAGACACACCCATCCCCGAAGAGTGGAAGGCGTACATGCAAGCCCTCCGTGACCTCCCCTCCACAACCGAAGATCCAGCGAACCCCGTTTGGCCCGTAGCCCCAACTTCTTAAACAATTTTCCTCCAAAGTGGACTGCAACCCACTTTGCAAGAAAAAACCTTTGTACATATTAAATGTCCACGAATGGCATACTAGATTTTCAGAACACGAATAAGATTATATTCCGTGGTTCTGATTCGAACGTGGTCATTGATACGTCTAACGTAAGTTTGGGCATTGGTATTCAGGGGACTGAAACACCAGGGTCAAATCTTCATGTCGTTGGAGATGCATACATTTCTTCTAATCTCAAATTAACCACTGATACCTCGATTCTTGTAAACTCTAATGTTGTTACCAACTTTAGCGGACCTCACGCGAGGTTGCCAAAGGAGGTGCCTTTGAAAAAGTATCCCGAAATCATTTTTGAGAGTGGGAAGTTTGACTCTAATGACTCTACGAATACGTACGTTCAAGCGGGGTATACGGTGACTTCGAGTAGTGTTTATAGCGATGGTACTTACCCCGCGTGGGAAGCGTTTAATGGTATCTTCCCAGCCGGTAATGATGGTGGCACAGAAGGCTGGATTTCAAGTGAAAGTCCGGCTACTTATTCTACTTCCGCAACAGGTGGTGAATATTTGGCTACAAATGTTGATACTTTCACTGGAGCTCCACTTGGGGAACGAAATGGATCTTGGATTAAACTAAAATTACCCAAAAAGATTAAACTTAATCATGTTGTATTAAAACAAAGATTTGCAAGTCAGGGTCAAGAATATAATAAAAATGTAGTCATTTATGCGAGTACAAATGATTCAATCTGGCAGTCACTCGGTTCATTCGATGCATCCGTTTCTGAAACAGTTATATTTCACACAAATTCAACGGTGTATTATGATTATTTCGTATTACATGTAAAATCTTCTAATCGTGAATTCTTGGTTGCTGCAGTAGAAGAACTTGAATACTACGGCTACGAGGAGGACCCACCCCTAGGCGACACCTCCGTGGATACCACCTTCACCTCCATAATGAACACACCCCAAACGACTGGGGCCAATGTCTATGTGGATGCCAAGTTGTCCTCGGACTTTACCAATCAGGTGACTGGTCCTACCCCCGTCGGAACTGCAGCGGTCCATGACAATACCAACAAGTATTGGGAAATGAATGGTCAACTTACCTCCAATGTTACCCTAGAGGCCAATACATTCTTGGAGGGTGACCAACCCCACGCCGTCTCGGTATGGTTCAATTCCTCGAACTTGGAGGCGAACGTCTCGAACACATGTGTCTTTTCTATTTCGGACCAAGAAAAGTTGGATTCCCTCAACCTCGATCTCCAATCGAACACGTGGCACAACCTGACCTATGCGTACCAAGGTGAAGGTGGCTCCCGAGTAACCTACCTCGATGGACGTAAGGTGGCCGAAGACCAAGCCGAAGATACCTTCGGGGACTACCCACCCTTCGCGATGACCGGGTACTCACAGGGTGGGTATGTGGTGAGTTCGAGTAGTGAGATTGCTCATGCTACACATTACAAGGCGTATAGCGCATTTGACAACAACACGAATCTAGATGATCCATACCGTTGGGTATGCGCGGATACTAAATATAATACAGATGGTTCATATGGTGGATCCGAATCACACACAGATGTAGATGGGAATGTAGAACAGGGAGAGTGGTTGAAAATTGAATTACCACATAAACTTAAGGTTGGGTATTTTGAAATAGCACCTTATCCCACTAATGGTTCTCAATCACTGAGAAATTACGCAATCTTGGGAAGTAACGATGATATAAATTGGTACCAGGTACAAAAAGTATCCGGCCTTGCAGCGGGAAATGGTCTCACGTCTGGTAGCGTTGTACCAACGGGTACGTATAAAAATTCCACATTCAAGTATTTCGTGTTCATATGGGGTAATAAGGCTGCGGATGCGAATAGGCACGTTTCAATGGGGGAACTCAAACTCTACGGCCACCGCGAGAATGACCTGGTCCGCCTTCCCGATCCCACGAATGTC